TTATTTATAAAAAGCATGATCAATCATAAGGAGTAATCTATGGATCAGACAACTGAGCAATCTGCTCAACCTGATGTAACGCAGACAACTACTACGCTTACAGCAGAACAACCACAAACAACAACAACAGAAACACCAACTGTTGATTTTCAATCTTTAATTCCAGACGAATATAAAGAAGAGAAGTCATTAAAGAATTTTAATAAAATGGATGACTTTGTTAAATCATACTTGCATTCACAAAAGCTAGTTGGTTTAGATAAAATTCCAGTACCTAACAAGCATTCTACAGATGATGATTGGAAAGAAGTTTATAAAAAACTTGGCAGTCCTGATAGTGCTGATGGATATAAATATACGTTACCTGAAGATCATGCAGTACCAGAAGAAACTTTAAAAACATTTTCTGAACAAGCTGCTAAATTAGGATTACTTCCTAAACAAGCTGACGGTATTATGAAATATTATAATGAGGTAATTCAACAAGGACAACAAGACGCTTTAGCTCAAGCTGAAACTGCAAGGATGTCCTCTGAAGAAACTTTAAGAAAAGAGTTTGGACCAAGTTATCAGAACAAAATAACTGGTGCTAGAAATCTTGCTACTGCTACTTTAGGAGAAGATTTCCTAAATACAACAATGTTGCAAGATGGAAGTAAGTTAGGAGATAATCCTCAATTAGTTAAAGCATTTGCAGATCTTTCTGAAAAATTATCTGAAGATACTATCGTTCAAGGAGACAATCCTTCTTATATGACATCTAATGAAATTGAAAAACAGATAGCATCATTAACTGAAGATGGATCTCCATATTGGGTAAAAGATCATCCTAATCATTCAAAGAATGTTGATGAAGTATTTAAACTAAGAAAACTGTTAGTAGATGGCGAATAATAACGATCAATTAACAGATGAAGAAGTAAGATTAGAATGTATTAGACTGGCTGTAGAGTTTGCACCAGAAATTGCTAGAGTTACTGATCCTATTTCAAAAGCTCAAACGTATTACGATTGGGTTACAAAACAAAATTCTAAGCGACAACCTGAAAAGACCGCTTCGAAAAAAGACAAAGTGAAGTCTTAAAACTTACAGAAGAGATCTCCAGTCTTGGAGGCAATCAAATCGATTAACATTAACCAACATAACTAAGGAGATTTGAAAAATGTCAAATCAAATTACAACGGCTTTCGTTGAACAATATTCAAATAATGTTCAAATGCTTAGCCAACAAAAAGGCTCTTTGTTAAGAGGTGCTGTTGATGTTGAAACTGTTGTTGGAAACAATGCGTTCTTTGAACAAGTTGGATCTGCTACTGCTCAAAAAAGAGTTAGTCGTCACAGTGATACGCCTCAACTAGACACACCACATGCGAAGAGACGTGTAAGTTTAGTGGACTATGAATATGCTGATTTAATAGACCAGCAAGATCGTGTGAGATCGCTTATAGATCCTACTAGCGCTTATGCAAACGCGGCTGCGTTCGCTCTCGGAAGAAGTATGGATGACGAAATAATTGCAGCAGCAACAGGAAATGCTTTCACTGGCGTAACTGGTAGTACATCTACTGCGTTAGGTGCTGGTCAAGCAATTACTGAAAGTGGAACGGATGGATTAACATTAGCTAAATTAAGAACTGCAAAAGAAAAGTTCGATTTAGCAAGTGTAGATAGTTCAATTCCAAGATACCTTGTTTGTGGCCCCAGACAAATTTCTGATTTGTTAGGAACTACATCGGTAACATCAAGCGACTTTAATACGGTTAAAGCTTTAGTAAATGGCGAAGTTGATACTTTTATGGGTTTCAAATTCATTACATCTACTAGACTTTCAATCGGTTCTTCTAAAAGATTATGTATTGCCTTTGCTGGCGATGGCATAAAGCTTGCGTTAGGTAAAGACGTTATGACTAGAATTGATGAGAGAGCTGACAAAGGCTACTCAACTCAAGTTTACGTTTGTATGTCAATCGGCGCTACGCGTATGGAAGAAGAAAAAGTTGTTTCAATCCAAGCTCACGAAGCTTAATCAATAGGAGATATAAATCATGGCAAGTGTTAAAGCGGTAAATATTACCAACTTAGATGCTACTCCGATTGTTAAGACGGATAGCGAAACTAACGGTGGAAAAATCAGAGTATCTTACGATAACTATGAAGCTTCATCATTAGCAAGTGGATCAGACATTACGATTGGCAGAATACCAGCCAACGCAACTATAATGGATGTTGTTCTAAAGTGTGATGCTTTAGGCGGATCTTCAACTTTAAAAGTTGGAGACAGCGGAGACGATGACAGATATTTAGCTGTAGTTGGAACATGGAATGCTGCTGGTCAAACTCAGTCAATGTTAGGTGGCTCTACAGCTGCTAATACAGCAATGACTGGTCTGGGATACAGAACAACTGCGGAAACTGATATTATAATCACAACTGGTGGAGCAACTATAAGTGGCTCTATTCACTGTTGGGTTATGTATACAGTTGAGTAGTTAACTCATTTTGTTTGGCGGATGAAATACTCCGCCAGGCAATAAGATTATGGCAAGAAAATCAAAGCCTATTTCAAGAAATAAAAGAAATTACAGATCTACTAAAAAAGGTGCTGGAATGACAAGAGCTGGTGTTAGAGCTTATAGAAAAGCTAATCCAGGATCAAAATTAAAAACCGCAGTAACTGGTAAAGTAAAACCAGGATCAAAGGCTGCAAAAAGAAGAAAATCATATTGCGCAAGATCTTTAGGACAACTGAAAAGATCCTCTGCGAAAACTAAAAATAATCCTAACTCAAGGATCAGACAAGCAAGACGAAGATGGAAATGTTAAAGTGAAATATCTTTTAATTTTATATGTGTGTAGTTACGCAGCAGAAACTCCAAAATGTAATAACGAAAGTATTACTGGAATTTTTGATAACTGGACCACATGTATAAATCAAGGATACAAGCAATCACATTTTTTATTAAACGAACTTTACAAAGAAGATTTTGAAGATGAGAAACTAGCAATTAGGTTTTCATGTAAGCAACAAGGAGAAATATCATAATGGCATCAGTAGTAAATATGTGTAACAGTGCGCTCAACCTTTTGGGTGCTAGCACCATATCAGCATTAACAGATGATACAAAAAATGCTCGACTATGTAATCAAAGATATGAGCCAGTAAGAAATAGAGTGTTTAGATCTCATGCTTGGAACTGTTTACATAAAAGAGTTCAATTAGCACAAAATACTACAGCACCTATAATAGAATATTCTTATGCTTATGCTTTACCTTCAGATTGTTTGAGAGTTTTAAAAATTCATACTGGAACTACAGATAGTATTAAATCAGCGATTGATTATAAATTAGAAGGTAGAAATATTGTAACTGACGAAGGAACAATTTATTTAGTTTATATAGCTCTTGAAACAGATCCTAACAATTATGACAGTTATTTAAGAGAAGCAATTTCTCATCAACTTGCTGCTGATCTTTGTTATGCGATTACAAATAACGCAACACTAGCAAATAATTATATGGCTAGAGCTGATGAAAGATTAAGAGAAGCAAGATTTATAGATGCTACTGAAAATAGTTTAGGAACAGTTGAGGCAAATGAATTTACTGATGCGAGATTATAATGCCAAGAACTACAGCTTCGATTAATAGTTTTGTATCAGGAGAGTTTTCTGCAAAGTTAGATGGCAGAACTGATTTTGAGAAATATAATTCTGGATGCAAAACATTAGAAAATATGTTGGTACATCCTCAAGGTGCTGCTGCTAGAAGAGTAGGTACTCAACACATTGCTTCAGTAAAAACTGCAGCTAATAAAACAAGATTAATACCGTTTGAATTTTCAACAACTCAAACTTACATTTTAGAATTTGGTAATCAGTATATTAGATTTTATAAAGATAAAGGTCAGATATTATCTAGTGGTTCAGCTTATGAAATACCTACTCCATATTTAACTGCTGAGTTATTTGAAATTAAATTCGCTCAATCTGCTGATGTTATGTACTTGGTGCATCCAAACCATGAAGCTATGAAGTTAAGTAGAACAGACCATACTGCTTGGTCATTAGATCAAGTAGAGTTTACAAATGGTCCTTATTTACCAATTAATACTACTACAACTACATTAACACCAGCCTCAGCAAGTGTTGGAACTGGTGTAAATATTACTGCTTCTGCTGTCACTGGAATAAATGGTGGAGCTGGGTTTCAAACGACTGATGTTGGAAGATTAATTAGTTTCAATAGTGGGATTGCAAAAATAACAGCTAGAACAAATACGACAGTTGTTGTTTGCACAATCACTACAGCATTTGCTAATACCGATGCTAAGGATGATTGGAAGCTTGGAGCTTTTTCAGACACAACAGGACATCCATCAACAGTATCATTTTTTGAACAAAGATTAGTTTTTGCTGGAACTAAAGATGAGCCTCAAACAATTTATTTTTCTAAATCTGGCGATTATGAAAATATGACAACTGGAACTAATGCTGATGATGCAATGGTTTATACGATTGCTAGTAACCAGGTTAATAAAATTAGATATTTAAAAGCAGTAAGAACTTTATTGATAGGCACGACTGGTGGAGAATTTTCTGTTACAGCCGATGGTACTGATGCTGCGGTTACACCAACAAACATAACTATTAAAAGACAATCATCTTTTGGTGCTGCTAACGTAGATGCTCAACCAGCTGGAAATGCTGTTTTATTTTTACAAAGAGCAAAAAGAAAAATTAGAGAACTTGCTTACAACTATGACAGTGATGGATATGTTGCTCCAGATCTTACCATACTTAACGAAACAGTTACTAAAAGTGGTGTCACAGAGATGGCTTATCAACAAGCACCAGATAGTATTTTATGGTGTGTTAGAGAAGATGGAGTTTTAGCTGGTTTAACTTATCAACGTACTGATAATGTTGTTGCTTGGCATAGACATATATTAGGTGGTAAATCTGATACGACTAAAAATATTATACAACAACAAATTTCTTTTACTGCAAATACAACAGTTGTTAATGGAACGAATAATACAATTACATTATCATCACATGGATTAGTTACGAATGATCCAATTTATTATTATGCTGCTGCTAATCCTATTACTGGAATTAACAGTGGTAAACTTTATTTTGTAATTAGAGTTGACGCTAATACAATTAAACTTGCAACAACAGCTGCAAACTCTGCTGCTGGAACTGCAATTAGTTTAACTGGACCAAGTACAGCATCGACACAATATATTTATCAAGGTGTAAATATTTCAAGTAATGTTATTTATTCAGATGATCACGGATTTGAAACTGGAGATATAATTTTTTACGATAACACAGGAACTGCTATTGGTGGTTTGTCAGAAAACGTACCTTATTATATTTCAAGAGTAGATGATGATCAGTTTAAACTTTATACAGATAGTAAATTAACAAATGTTGTTTCTTTAACTTCTGCCAAAACAACTGAACAGACAGATAATATTTTACAAGATGCTAAAGTTGAAAGTGTTGCTACTATTTCTGGAGAATTAAACGAAGATGAATTGTGGGTTATTGTTCAAAGGTTCGTTAATGGTTCTGTTGTAAGACATATTGAGTGCTTTTCAGACTTTGATTTTGATGAAACCGCACCAGAAGATTTTAAATTTTTAGATAGTCATTTATCTTATTCAGGTGTTGCTGTTAGTTCTTTATCAGGATTAAGCCATTTAGAAGGAGAAACAGTATCTATATTGGCAGATGGCGCTACGCATTCTACAAAGGTTGTTAGTTCAGGCGCAGTATCATTAGATCGAGCATCAAGAAAAGTGGTTATTGGTTTACCTTACAATTCAGTATTACAAACTATGAGAATAGAAGCTGGAGCTGGTCAAACGGAAGGAACTGCTCAAGGTAAAATAAAAAGAATTTCAAAAGTTATTTTAAGATTATTTGAAACCGTTGGAGCTAAAGTTGGTCCTACATTAGATAGTTTAGAGACTGTTCCTTTTAGAACGACCTCAAGCGCAATGGATTTACCAGTATCAACATTTTTAGCTGGAGACAAAGAAGTAGAATTTACTGATGATTACAATACTGATGGATTTATTGTTGTTAAACAAGATCAACCACTACCATTAACAGTTCTTGCTTTATATCCAACTATTGTAACTAACGATGGTTAATGAATTAAAATATTTTCATCCTGACGATGCTAAGAAAATTATTTCTTATGGCATGAACTCTAAACTGATGGAGATAGACGCTGGCTTTGAAGATAATCATATTTATAATTATTCTGATGAAGGCAACGCATACACAATGTTTGTAAATGGAAAACCAGTTTTTTCAATAGGTATTGTTGTTCTTTGGTCAGGTGTTGCTGAAGGTTGGGTACTTGCATCACAAAATATATTTGAATTAAAATTTTTAGCAGCAAAAACAATGAAGGAATTAACAGACGATATGTGTAAAAAAAATAAAATTAAAAGATTACAAACTTCAGTTAAAGCTGATTTTAAGTTAGGCGTAAGATTTGCAACTTGGCTTGGTTTAGAAATAGAAGGTTTAAAAAAAAGTTATGGTCCTGATGGATCTGACTATTATCAACTTGGGAAAATATATTAATTATGTCATTTGTTGGAGATATATTTGGTGCTTTTGGTGCTAGAAATGTTGGAAAGTTTAATCAAGGTTTATTAAACAAACAATCAGAACTAACAATTAAAAATGCTGAAATAAAAAAGCAAGTATTTCAAGATGTAGATAAGCCAAGAATTATTGCACAACATACTAGAGATAGATCTAATATGTTTGTCCAGTTTATTAAAAGTGGAGTTGATGTAGATAGAATAGGCGACAGTCCATTTTTAGTAATGCTAGATCAAGCAACTGAACAAGCTTTTGATTTAGAAATTGCTGAGTTTAATTCTACTGTTGCTTTTCAAAACGAAATTAATAATGCTTCACTACTTAAAGCTAAAGGTGCTGGAGAAAGATATAAAGGCGACATTGCTTTTGCTACTGGATTATTAAAAGCTGGAAGTGGTGCTTATAAAAACTCACAAACTGGAAGTATTTTAACAGGAGCTTAATATGGCACAAATAAAAATTAACAGATCAACTGCTAGAGTTGCAAATACTGAAGCTCCGAATTTAAGTGCATTAAGATTAGATACTAACTTATTTACAAATTATGGAGCAGCTATTGCTTCTGTAGGTAAAGTGGTTGAAGATGCAGCCAAGAAAACCAAGAAAACTCAAGACAATAACGATGTTAGAGAGTTATTAATGGCTGCTAATAGATCAATCATTTTAGAGGCAGATAAATACAAAAATAGCTCAAATGTTCAGGATGTAGATACCTTTTTACAAAATGTTCATTTAGATAAATTTAAACCGTTGATTAAAGATTATAACGAGGAAGTTCAAAAAACATTTGCAACTAATCTTTATAAAACAACTAATGAAACAAGTATGAAGTTATTTGCTTCTATACTTAAAGAGCATGGATCAGTTACTCAAGAAAATATAAAAAAAGATATTTTTAATAATAACTTATTAGCATCATCAAATGATCCATATACTAGATTTAAAGCGAACAAAGAAAACGAAAGAATTTTTAATGATCCTACTACATTAAATGTCTTTGGCGAAAATGGACTAGAAGAATTAAAAAGCAATAGTGTTCTTGAAACAAAACTTATGCAGTATTCTTTCAAAACAAAAAACAATGCTTTTGATATTTTAGAACTTGGAGAAAAAAATATTGCTAACGATATAGCGAATGAAACTTTAGCTAAACAAATTATTCAAAATGCTGAAAACACTCTTATTTCTAAATCACTTCAAGAAGATAAGATTAATGAATTAGAATTAAAAGCAGATAAAGAACAAAAATTAAATAACTTTGCTTATGTTATACAAAAACTAAATGGTGGCGATGCTTCTATTTCTTTAGATGACATAAATGATTTATATAAAAAAGATCAATTAAATTCATCTCAAAGAGATGCTTTATATAATCTTTATAGTAATCCTGGAAAACTAAGTGATCAAAATATTATTGATATGATTGAAGGATCAATGTTGATTGCAGATACAGTTGAAGAGATTGATCAACTAAGAGAACAAATATTATTAGATCCAGAATTTGTTGCTGGGTTAGGTATTAAAGATTTTTCTAAATTTAATACTATGTTTGAAAAGTATTCGAAAGATCAACCAGCGTTTACTGAATATCAAAGAAACAAAAAATTGTTAGAAGCTGATCTTGGTAAAATTACAAGTGGTGCATTTTCTACTTTAGAAATGTTAGGTTTAGGATCTGCAAAAGCTGCTAAAGCTAATGAAAAATTAAGAATAAATGCAACTGAGCATTATGACAAGTTAGTAATGGATGGAACAAGTCCAGCTGACGCTTATATACAAACAACAAAATCTTTTTTAAGAGGAAATAGTATTCCAGGCGTTAAAGACTTTACAAGTATTTCATCAATGGTCTTAACAGCACCAACTGAAGAAGAAAAAAAATCTCCTAATACTTATGTTGAAAACCGAACAAACAATTTATTAGAAATGTATAAACAAGGAGAAATTAATATAGATGTTTTTTCTCAAGATCTTGCTGCATTAGACAGTATTTCAAATTTAATAAATTTAAGACTTGATCTGAAAGTTGATCCTTTTGGATTTAGCGATGAAGATAAACAAATGGACACTTCAGTTCCTAAAGGTAGTAATTAATGGAAAACGAAGAAAATTTTAACTGGCTTGAAATGTATATGGATGCTCAAGAAGGCAAAGATATTAAGAATAGCTCAGCATTTAAGCTATTAAATTCAAATAATATAGATACTAACGAGCTGACTAAAACAGAAAAAGACAAGGATGCTGGAGTAGTTAAACTTAATTATAAAGACGAAAAAGAAAAAGAAGCTGACAGTCTAACATTTTCTCAAGGTCTTTTAGCATTTGTTGCAGATATGCCTGAAGAAACTGTAAAGGCATTAATGATGGCTTTTCTAAATGGTACTGATGTTGCTGCTAATGCTGCTGGCGTTGTATTTAATGCAATGACTAATTCTGATCCAGCTGTAGCTTTAGCTTTTAAAGAAGGTAATCCAGAAAAATTTAAAAAATTAGTTAATAAGAATATACAAGATTTTTCTAAATATCTTAATGAACAGAAAAAAGAAGTTAAAGAAATTGGCGAAGGATCTGAACTAAATAGTAAAGTTGCTCAATGGGTTAGCATGGTTACTCAAGATACACCTTACTCATTGCCAATCTATAAAAAATTAAAAAGTATTGGTATGCCAAACTATATGGCGTTACCAGTTGCTTATGGTGTTGGAAGTGGAATTGCTTTTGATGATGATGCACAAATATTTTTAAACAGTGAACAAGTACAAAGTTTTAAAGAAATGGTTGGTGCGTTACCTAATAGTTCTGAAGAAAAAATATTCAATACAACATATAGAACACTGGAAGGAACTGCTTTAGGTTTTGCTATACCTTATGTATTTCAAGGTTTAAAATTTGCTAAAAATACTATTCCTAAATATATGACACCGCAAACAAGCGTTGCTACTGGATCAGCTGCATCCGTTGGAGCTGTAGTTGATAATGCTACTGCTACAGAAACAGATCAAATTCAACCAACAGTTTCTAAACAAGAAATGCAAGATACAATCACAAAAGCTGAAAAGGCTGATGATCAAATCTTATTCTTTGATGGAGATAGAGAAAGTGGTCCAGATGATCCTATAAATGATTATATAAAAATTACAGATCCAAAAGCTTTAGAAGGTGCTGACATTGTTTTTTATGATGATGAGACTATGGAACAAATGACTTATCAGAAAATTAATGAAAGTGATGATAATTGGATTATTTTAAATGAGGATCGTAAGACATCCTATAATCAATAGTATTTCATTATTAACACAAAATAGTAATAAAGAAGGTATCTTCGAATATTTTTTTTCAAAAAATCACAGGAATAATTAATGGTAAGTAGTGCAAAAATAGTTCAAGAAATTGTTGAACAATCAGGAAACCTTATAAAGAATAAAGATAAAGTTAAGCTTAAAAAGGCGGAAGATCTATTAATTAAAGATAAGAAAAAAATTAAAGTAGATAAAAAAGAAGTTAATGTAACTAAAGATGGCGAGACAGAAACTGTTGTAGGAGTTAATAAAGACGCATTTAAAGTTAAAAAACCTGACGTATCAGCAATAGATGCTCAAGATATATTACTTAAATATAATGCACAAAAACTAACACCGAAAATTTTATCAGATTTCAATATTAAGAATATGAAGTCTGAAAAAGATATTTTAAAATTTATTGAGTTAATCTCTAAAAAATATTCTGGAGATATAAAGAATAGAACTAGAGGCGTTCAGGACCATACACAAACTAAAACTTTAGCAAGTGTTATTGGCAAAGATGCAAAACATTTAACTCAAACATTATTAAGTTTACAGCCTGGTCAAACATTAAATGCTGAATACATGTTAGCTGCAAGAGAATTGTTAGCTGCTGGTATGGCAAAACTTGATGACATGGCAAAAGTAGTTACTAAAGATGGTGGAGTTAATGCTACTGATGCAATGAAGTTAGAGTTTAGACAACACTTCGCATTAATGTCTGAATTTCAAAAAATTATAAAAGGTGTTCAAACAGAGACTGCAAGAACTTTGCAATCAATGAGAATACCAACTAGGACCAAACAATATACCAATGTTAATATTGATGATCTTAATAAATCCGATTTAATAATTCAAATGGGTGGCGGAGATGAAATAACTAATCTTGCTACTTTATATTTAAGATCTGGAGCAGAAGGATCTTCAAATAGATTAAAGTTCAATACTGATACTGGAGGATTTTTAAATCTTAAAAAAGTTTCAGATAGTATTGGAGAAATATTTATTAACTCTATTTTATCAGCACCAGGTACACACATTAGAAATAC